CGCCCCTTCTGCCGCTGATAGTCTCTACTATTCAGCGACCCACCCAATTTTAACCTTATCGGTTCCGTATTGGGACGGTTTTGTCGAATTGCCTACGAGCCAGGCATAGAGGCCTGAATCTCCCGGCAATTTCTCTCTACCGCATCTCAGTACAAGACGTGGTAAGCGCCACTCACGTCGCTGGAGATTGGCATTCCAGCGATATTGACACGTGAACCCATCCGGAGATTTCGGAAGACCGAAATGCCAGAATGGCACATGCCAGAATTGCTTCAAGTGACGAAGGATGGAGTAGCTCGCATTAGTCAAAAAGGACGAATGGAGCAGCTTGCATGATTCCACAAGCGATATCCAACCGAGAGATGACTCACAGTGTGCGTTCTTAAAACGAACCACGCTTACGTCGTAACCGGCATAAGTGAAGGCGCCACATGATTCCCTTATAGGGGTCTCAATGCAGCACTTTCCGGGATTCGCCCTAAAACCGCAAGCCTCTAGCATTTTGATGACAAAAGGCGCGTCCTCCTTAGGACACACAATATCGTCACCAAATACACGTACAGGTTTGTGCGAACTATCAGGATGTATAGCACTCCGGGTAATAGCCCAGAATACTAACGTCTCAATAGGAAAACACAAAGCTGATCCCATGCTTGCAAAGCATGTCGGTCGTACTTTATTAGTATTACTACTAATCTCGCGCGAACGATAACGTGTAACTAGTCGAAAGAACTCTTTTGGAAAGAGTAAGCGACAGAGTTTTAGCCGCACTCTATCACTAGCATCAGACAGATCGATAGTACTCAGATCGCGGCGTCTGCAAAGACGAGCGTTGAGGTCCTGCCGACTGAAATTGATGGCTTTCGACGATAAGTGGTTCGCTTCTATGAGATCTCTAAGAACATTCCATAGCCCTTGTTGGGCAAATTGGAATTCCTTAGGCTCAATGCAAATCGTCCGGAGAGACTTAAAGTCTTTTGGGACGCAGCAAAGACGCGAAACAGGATTAGCCCGACCCTGAGGAAGGGGGGACCGGTCGTTAAACCGGTATAGGTTCAAATCTGAACCGTCTATTCTCCTGAAAATCCACTTATCAAGGCCTTGCTCCTTCATAGCTACTGCTCCAGGACCATGTTTGCCATAGGGGATACTTTCCCACTGTGCGAGCATGGGATGGAGCCGTCCTTCATCCATCACAACGCGTTTAATGAGCGCGCGGGCTTCGTTAAGAAGCCAAGATGGAGCCGTGATAGCCGGATCTTCGGCTATCCTATCGAAGAAGGCCATTTCGGCTTCCTCGATAGTCATCCTTGACGGTATGTCCTTTGCCTTTGAGAAGGCGAGACATACTTGCCTGATAACATAAAAAGACCAAACGGCCTCTTTTGTTTCAGAGCACAACGGATGACCAGAATTGTCGAACAGCTGTAGAAATAATTCGTACAGGAAGTTCGGCAGTTCAGAACGCCAGTGTTTTGCGAAGGCAGGAGGAACCAATAACGGTTCACCTGTAATAAGACTTGTTTCGACGGCTTTACCCAAAATGGGGAGCGATCG